GCTCATACCTGCGACCTGTGCGCTCACACTGGTTGCGTATGCGGCCCCTTTTGCGGCGGCAATGGACTGCCCAAGAATCGCGTTTTTGACCTGAGCCACACCAAGCTGGACAACCGAGCCGATGGCCTCTTGCAGGATCGTGCGCGCAAGGCTGCGCATCACGTCTTGAGCGGTCATGGTGTGGTCAATCAGCCCCATGATGGCGCCTGAAGCAGACTGCCCCAATGCATTGATGGAGTTCATCAGGAACGCCTGAGCTTCGCCCTGCGATGCGAAAGACTGTTCAGCCAATGCAAGGCGCTGCTTTTCGTATGTGTTGCTGATTTCCGTGCGCGCCTGCTCACCCCTCAAGGTTGCATCCACGCCAGCCGCCGCCATCAGTTCCTCATACTGCGTGACAAGGGCGAGCTTTGCCTGATACTCGACTTCAAGCGCTGCGATGGGGTCAACAGCTTTCGTCAAGTTCAGCACGTAGTCGGCGACCGCCTTTTCTCCGCGCTTCTTTTCCTCCCACGCCTGCTTAGTCTTGTTGGCGTCCTGCTCTCGCTGCTTATCAATGTGCTCTTGCGTCTTCTGCATCAGGGCGATGCGATCATCTTCGGCGCCCTTGTTGATCAGCTTTACCGCTTCTGCATAAGCCGCTTCACTGATCTTCTTTTCATCCAGGTGCTTTTTGGCAATGCGCAGGCGCTCCGCCTCGGTGTCGTTGATGACCTGAATTTCGGAGTCCTGCTTTTTGCGCAGGTCAGCCAGGTACGCAGCCTGGTCGAATTCGGCCTTTTTAGGCTTGTCGGGAGCGGTTGGCGTCAGCTTTGACGGAGCGGTAGCCGGGTTGATAGATCCTCGCCCACCGCCTGCGCCTTGCTCCCATGCTTCGCGCATCGCCTGCCCTGCTAGCCTCGTGCGAGCCAGCGTCTTTTCGTCTGCGGCATCAAGTTCGGCACGCCGCTTGTCTGCATCGGCTTTCATGGCCTCACCAATAGCCTTGGCGCCGGCAAAGTCTCCGCGCGCTACCGCCACCACCTGCGCAGCGATGCCGCCAATCTCGGAGCCGACGCCCTCAAACACGAACGCGACATTGCGGCCCAGCACGCTCAACGTCTGCCACGTTAGGTCGGCAGCATCGGCCACATAGGACAGCACAAGCCTTGTCGTGTCTGCCCAGCCCTTGACGGCCTCATTGCGCCCCATGGCGCCGGCCTGCTCATTGGCCGCTCCAAACTGCTTTGCGAGTGAGTCTAGAACTTGGCCCAACCCCTTTGTTGCGCCAGTCAGCACTACACTGGTTCCGGTCAATTCATCGAGCTTTTCGTTTGCCCGCTTTGCTGCGTCCTCCATGACAGCCAGCGCACCCGCCACCGTTTGCGGCATTTGGGCAAAGTCCGTCTCAATTTGCGCGGATGCTTTTGCAAGGGCTGCGGCCACCACGTCAGCAGTCAACTTACCCTGCTCACCAAGCGACTTCAGCGCGCCAATCGGAACGCCAATACCCTCGGCCAATTTGCGCATGAGGTATGGCGCATTCTCAAGCAAAGAGCGAAGCTCATCGCCCTGAAGCTTGCCTGAGCCCATGGCTTGGCCAAACTGAAGCATGGCATTCTTGGCCTCCTCAGCGGAGGCCCCAGACACCTTAATGGCCTTCGCCAGCGTCTCGGTTAGCCTCAGCGTGTCCTCTTGCGTGCCGCCCATGGCCCGCATGGAGGCATTGAGGCGCATGAACACGTCGGCGCTTGCGCTGATGCTGGTTTGCGTCTTGGTGCTGATGTCCTGAAGTCGCGCCATGGCTGCAGCGCCTGACTCCATTGAGCCAGCCGCCACGTTAATGCGCACCGCCAGCATCCGCATGTCGTCTGCCAACTGCGCAGACTTGACGGCGGCCATAGCAGCGGACAGCATAGAAACGGCAGATGCCACCTGCGTGAACTTGCTCTTTACCGTGTCCAGTTCTCGGTTGACCACGCGGGTCTGCCCGATCATGTTGGACGTGTCTAGCGTCACGTCATAGTATATTTGTCCTACTTGCTCAGCCATTCTTGCCGCCCTTCAGCGCAACCAGTGCCGCCTCGTATTCCTCACGCGTCGGGATGTCCGGAGACTTCGCCAGCTCGGGGAACTTCATTTCGAGCATGGTCTGAAACTCGGTCATGCTCAAGGCTTCGGCATCGGCAGACGACAGGCCCAAATGCACCCGGGCCGCGCTAACGTACTCCGATGCATCGAACGTCTGCGAATAGTCGCCGCCACCCTTTGCACCTGGGCGTGCCTTGCCCACAATGCCGTGCTGCATGAGGTGGCGCGCAATCAGGATTTGCTCAACTGGCGGCATCATCCCCGCGTGATGGCCTTTCTCATCGTGCCAGCCGACCAGAGGTGTCGGGTCTTCCTGCTCGCACAGACAGGCGAGCACATACGATGCCTCACGGTCAGCCCTGGGGCCATGCAAAGCCGCGTACAGCCCCACAATCCCCCCAGGGTTGCCCAGCGATGCAATGCGGCCAAACGATGGAGTGAAGCTCCATTCACTGCCATCGCTTGCGGTTGCCCGCACATGACCGCATTCGACCAGCATCAGAGGTTGTACAGCGTTGCCGACAGACCCGAAGCGCCGGTCAGGGCGACGACGCCTTGGCAGTAGGCGCTGATGGTGGACAGTACAACAGCGCGCATCTGACCGGCAGGCACAGCGATGGCGTAGCCAGCCGCGACCGATACGACACCCAAGCCAGAGACGGTAACAGTCGTGCCGTCTGCGCCGTCAACAGTCAGGGTCAAGGCGCCGCCCGTGCTGTTGCGCAGCACCATCAATTGCTTTCGGCCAGGCACATACGCCAGCGTGTCAGCAGCCGTCAGCGTGGTTTCAGAAGATGTGAATGCGCCAAGTTGCGAGGCGTCAATGGTGGGGATCAGGGCCATGGTGTGGGTCTCCTATCAAGCGGGAACGAAGTTAATGGCGCCGTTGCTCATGGCCGAGGTGGACCACGTGACAGCATCGCTGAAAGGCGAATCGCTCGACCATTCGCTGAAGATGAACGGACCGTAGATCACACCATCAGGCGAGGTCTGACGTACCCATGCCTTAGGCTGATTGGCCGTCGCAACGCCAGGGCTGATCACGTGGGCCTTGAGTTCAGCTTGGTTGTATACGGCGTCGGTGTAGCTCACACCATCCCCGCTGAACTCAGCCGACTTGAACGTCACCAAGTTGGTTTTGGTGAACTGGGGCGACTTGTCGGCGGTGGTGTCAACGGTGTCCCACGAAACCTTGATGCCTTTGCCGCGCATCATGCCCAGCGTCTTGAACGTGAGGCCAGCGTAAGAAGCATTTTCGTCGGCGATGGCGTATTCGATCAGTACGTCACGCCCGGTGAATGCGGTCATGGTCTTTCCTTAAACAGTGATTGCCGAGATGGCGATTTCAAAAACTGCCCGACCATCGGAGGTGGGCACATACACCGGCTCGGCCGGTTCCAGGGAAACGACTCCACCGCTGTCAGCGCGCATGGCTTGGATAACCGTGTCTGCCGCGTCTTGAGCGGCTGTGATGGCCTCACCGTCAGCACCGATCAGGCTCAGAACGAACTGAGGACGGCGGACCAACTCAGCGCGGCCACCACCAGCGGGGCGGATCACAGCAAAGCGGTCTGCGGGGTTGTCGCCATACCAGCGGCCAACCTGCACGCGCCAGCCACCAAGCAGCGGCGTGATGAGGTTGCGAATTGCATCGACTGCGGCGCTCATGTTTTGATGGCTCCAGTGATGACGGCGCGGATGTTCGGCTCTGCTCGCTCAAAGCCGTGCTTGAGAAATTCCTTCTCAGCCGTGGCGCGCTTGAAGTTCTGCGGGTTGTCCGGGTCGTGAACAGCGAGCGCGTAAGAGGCCGTGTAGCCCACAGAGCCGACCACCTTCGCGCCGTCTTTCTCGACCCTGCGGAACTGCGAGTTCAGCAGCGTTGACGTGTCAATGGGCGTCAAGATGCTGGCCTCAGAAGCGCCCAGGATCAGGGCTTGAGTCATGCCCCGCGCCGCTTTGCGCTCGACACCCTCAATGAACGCGGGCAGCTTGTTGACGATGCGTGCGGTCATGCGGCCACCATGTAATCGTCTGCCACGTTGTTGAACGTGTCGGCGTAACGGGTCACAGAGCGCACCTCAAGCGCGCCAGCCGTCAGCGGGCTCACGACAGCAGACGCACCAATCAGCACACGGTCGCCAGCCTTGATACTTGGGCGCTCGGTGTAGATCACTTGGCGCGTGGTGAACTCTTGCCCACGCGAATCGGTCATGCGCAAGGCTTCGGCCTTGTAGTCGCACACGAACACCACCGGAGCGCCAAAGACAAGCGCCCCCGTCAGGTCATCACGACCGGACAGGGGCCAATGTGTGGCATTGGAGGTAAACGACCAGTTGGCGGCTTGGGACATGTGCCCATGCTAGGAAGGCAAAAAGAGGCCCGCCAAGCCGTCAAGCAAGGCGGGCCAATACCTCACACCCAAGGAGCAATCAGACAGCTAGGAACATGGATGATGCGGAAGGATCAGCGCCCACAAGCAGTGCTGTGATGCCTACGGTGTCTAGCTCAGACAGCGAGCGGCGAAGCGCAGACAGGGCCTTTGCGTCATTGGTGAACGAACGTGACGCACCAGATGAGGCGCCCTGCGACTGGATGCGACGAGGCGATCCAGCGGCAGCGATGATGCAGACGGCCATACACTCAATGATCACCTGATCAGCAGCGGTATATCCGGCACTGATCAGGGCTGATTCGACTGCAGCCACCTTGGTGACAGCGGCATCAACGATGAACGATGGCACAGACATACCCAGCACATCAGCGAGGTATTGGGTAGCCTGTGCGCTCGTGATCATTGTTGCTTGGCCTTGGCTTCGGCGATGCGTTCGGCCAACTTCCCGTCGGAGAGGTTGGAGCGAAACTCAACGCCCAGGGCCTTGGCTTCGGCTTCCATCTCGTCGCGGCTTGTGGACTTGACAAATTCGGCGCCATCGCTTGACGAGTCAAGCTCGATCACATCGCCAGCTTCAGCGATAGCCTCGGCCACTTCTTGGGAACTGACCCGTTCACCCTCTGTCACGACCTCGACCACAGGCGGCACATTGACCACCAGAGCCGGAGCAAACGGCACAGTGACTTCTGCGTCGTCAGCAGCAGGCGAGCACTTGCCCAGCGCCCAAGCTGGCACCGAGTCAAGCTCGATCACATCACCCACCCGAGCCCCGAGGGGCCAGGGTGCTTTGAGGAAAGTGATGACGTGCTTCATGGTCAGACAGAGGTCCCGTGGATGAAGGGCGACTGGCCGTTGTAGTCGGCGCGGAACTGCGGGGCAGCGGCAGCGATCACGTTGAACAGGTAGTCGTCTTCTGGCTCGCTGCGGGTCTTCGGGCGAGTCACGGTAGGCATAGCAGACAGGATGCCGCCCCACTCGCCGATGTCCAGATCAACCACGCCCAGGATCTCGTTGACCGGCACCGTCGATGCGGGCACGATCTCTTTGATCTGGCCGATTGCCATCAGACGTTGCAGGATGGTGCCGCTGTAGGCTGCGGCGTAATCCGTGGTGTCTGCGGCGGTGTAGTCGCCCTGGTTGAGGAACAGGGTGATTTGGCCGAACTGGTTGTCACCCAAGGCGGCGGAAATGGCCTGCTTGACAGCGGTCAGCCATTGAGCGCCAGTGGCGGTTGCCAGCGTGAAGCCGTGGGCAAACGTGTTGCGCTGCGGCAGGGTGCGCAGGCCATAGATGGTGTCGCCACCCACGTTCACCGACGACAGGCCGTTAATCACCATGTCTTCCAACTTCTCGGCAACCTTGCGCTGCTTGTTGGCGATGGTGGTCACGTCCAGCATCCCGCCACCCTTGCGGATGACTTCCATTTGGCGCCAGCCCATGCGAGCCGTTGCCGTCAGCACAGGCACCGGGGTGCCCACGAACTTGACGTTGGCCTGGTCGGCCTTGGCTTGGTTGCGGCCATCCATCGACACAGCCACTTCGCCCGAGTCAGAGACCTGCGGGTAGTAGTTGACCAGATCGGCAATGCTCACCGGAATGGTGGAGGCTTGAGCCAGGCGATTGAACACGGCCAGGCGCGAGCGGGCGATGGCTTGAGCGCGGGCGTCGATGCGGCGCCATGCGTCCAGGGGAATCGCCAGGGCGTTACCCTCGAATGACATGGCGGCGCTGTTGGCAGCCAGAGCGGTTTGGCGCTCGTTGAAATGGTCGCGGGCGTTCGTGACCGAGGCCCATTGCTCAGGAGAGAAGTTCAGCATCATGGACCTCCTTTAGGCCTTGGTGTAGAAGTTTGTTACGCACACGTCGGCCAGGTCGCCAGCGGCCAGGGTGCCGCCTGCTTGGTCGAAGTGAGCGACAACCACGTTGCCGGTGGCGGCAGCAGCCAGACGACCGGACGCAGCCACCGTCAGCTCTTGACCGTTGGTGTAGGTGCCAGCCGCCATTGCCCAGACAACCTCGTCTTGCGGCTCGACCAGATAGGCCAAACCGGTTTCGCCCGAGGTGTAGGCGGTCAGCATCGGATCGGTTGCGGTGAAGCCCGAAGCGGTGGAACCGTAGAAATCACGGTTGCCCAGCAGAGCCAAGCGGCCACCGCTGACAGCGGCTGCCTGGGTCAGTTGCGAGGCACCGACAAACACGGCGGTGCAGGGCAGCAGAGCGCCCGAGACGGTGCGGTCAGAGA